GAGGTTTACAGTTTTACACTGGTGAGGACGATAAACTCAATCAAGTTCTGAAATACATTCATGTGCATTTTCCTTGGGTCACAACATTGTGTGGGGCTCAGAAACTGAAAAGTTTGATGAAGATTAAGTCTCACTATCACATCATCGGATTTGGTGAGTCAGCAGTAACCGCACTTACAGACTTTCTGATTGGCAAAGGGCCACACCCCGAAACCACAACTGTAAAGAATCTATATGATGTTCCAAGTGCAAGTTATGAGGTTGAACTCAATGTGATTGATGCTACCAGACACTATCCTGCATTTCCAAAACGAAGTGCTAAGATTACATACGAGGATAGAGATTACATACAATCCAATGAAACACTGAATATTGAGTTTAGTCGAGGATGTAAATTTAAGTGTGCATTCTGTTCCTACAATCCTCTGGGCGTCAAGGGTGATATGACAAGATGTAATGATGATGTCTATGAAGAACTCATGGAAAATTACGATAAATGGGGATGCACTCAATACATTGTATCAGACGAAACTTTCAATGATACCAGTGAGAAACTTGACAAGTTTGCAGAGGTATGTAAACGACTTCCCTTTCAACCAACCTTTCACGGATTTGTTCGCATGGACTTGATGGCAAGTCGAGGTGAGAGAGATTGGGATAATATGCTAGAGATGGGATTTGTTGGTCATCACTATGGAATTGAAACACTCAATCATGAGTCTGGTAAAGCAATTCGCAAAGGTATGCATCCTGATAAGATAAAAGACTATCTTGTGAAAACAAGAAACTACTTTGTTGAGAATAGTCCTGTCGGATACTACTCAGGTGTTATCACAATGATTGCAGGATTACCTCATGAGTCGCAGGAGAGTCTCAAAGAATCACAGAGATGGTTGTTTCAGAACTGGCCAGACAAATACTTTTTTATTCCTCTTGTTTTGACTGTTCCCGAAAAGTTAACCAAAAATAAATTTGACCCGAACTCTGATTTTGATAACTTGTCTTTACAACATGGATATGAGTTTCAAATGTATAATGACAGAGATACTGATTGGGCTGGTATCAAAAGAGGACTTAGTGATGAAGATAAATATCATCGAGGGATGATTAAATGGATTCATCCTAGTAAAGAATATGATTATGTTGATATGTTGAAATGGGTCGGCACAATTAATTTTGACCGAGTTCACAAGATATCAATGTGGAGTCTGCCGATGTTCACACAAACAAATAAGAATATTGCAGATACTTTTATGAAAGGTGTTGATTGGGATATGACTGATACCAATAAAATTCTTGATTTTGTTCACAAGTATAAGGAACTCAAACTTGGCCGGAGTAGTCACGAAAGAATACCTGTTCACAAAACACCGATTCACAATAATGAAGTTATGACTAAATTAGGACAACAGGCCACAGAACAAATGACAAGAAACTTAGATGTCAGTTAGGGTATTCAACCCTCCCCAAAAGGTATTTTGATTATACCACGAATTACAAACTTTGTCAAGTAAAAAAATATACTTGACTTTTATATAATAACTATGATATAATGGACATATTATGAAACCACAAGATAGACCTCACTATGTAAACAACGCACAGTTCTCAACAGCTGTTGTGGAATACTGCACAGATTTACAACAATCAAGAGAGAAAGAAGAAACCTTACCAAAGGTCACGGATTACATTGCACAATGTTTTCTAAAGATTGCGGAAGGTCTTTCTCATAAATCCAACTTTGTTCGTTACACCTATCGAGAAGAGATGGTGATGGATGCGGTAGAGAATTGTCTCAAAGCCATCGAGAATTATAATATAGAGAAAGCAACACGCACAGGTAAACCAAATGCGTTTGCATACTTTACACAAATCTCTTGGTATGCATTTCTTCGTAGAATCGAACGAGAGAAGAAACAACAGGATATCAAGATGAAATATATCGATGAGTCGGGTATTGAGACTTTTCTTGATAACGAGTTGGGTGATGCACAATCTGCACAGGTTGCTCAGGCCTTTATCGATACACTACGTTCTCGTATCGATGAAGTGAAAGAAAAGGATAATAAATGGGAGAAGGTTGTCAAGAAAGAAAGACGGCGAAGAACCATGAGAGTTGATTCTGACCTGAGTAATTTTATCATTGACTAATCTTGAGAAATCTGATATAATGAATAGATTAAGTTTTCACGGCAAAACCGTGGAACAAGCAGAGTGGGTTCTGAGTCATTTTGGAACTGACGAAATGAGAGAGTATTACAAAGACAACAAAGGTTTCAACGATTGGTTGGAAGATTGTCGTCAAGTAGTTGTTGCGAGGAGACTAGACTATTGAAATTAGCAATACTAAACGATACCCATTGCGGTATTCGTAATTCTTCTGACATCTTCATGGATTATCAAGAACAGTTCTATAGTGAAGTGTTCTTTCCATATCTGTTAGAGAATGATATCAAACATGTTCTGCACTTGGGTGATTACTACGACAATCGTAAGACAATCAACTTCAAGGCACTTCAACACAATCGTAAAATCTTTCTAGAGCCTTTGCGTCAACATGGTATGACAATGGATATCATTATCGGTAACCATGACATGTATTATAAGAATACGACTGAACTGAATGCACTGAAAGAGTTGCAGGGTCACTATATGAATGAGGTCAATCTTATTTTGAAACCAAAGGTAGTTGACTATGATGGTTTGAAGATGGGTCTCGTTCCGTGGATTTGTCAAGACAATGAACAGGAATGTCTGGATTTCATTCAGAATTGTAAAGTCGATTTCATTGGCGCACATCTAGAACTCACAGGCTTTGATATGCACAAGGGTATGCCGTGTTATGATGGCATGGACGCAAAACTCTTTGACCGATTTGAGATGGTATTGACAGGACACTTCCACGCAAAGTCAACTCAAAATAATATCTACTATCTGGGTAGTCAGATGGAGTTCTTCTGGAATGATTGTAATGATAAAAAGTATTTCCATGTTCTTGACACAGACACTCGTGAGTTGACATCAGTTCACAATCCTATTACAATCTACGAGAAGATTTATTACGACCACGAGAAGATGAATAAGTTTACAGACCTGAGATATCTGGACAACAAGTTCGTCAAGGTCATTGTAGTGAACAAGGGTGACCCCTTTGAGTTTGAAAGGTTCATTGACCGAGTGCAGGCTCAGAAGATACACGAATTGAAAATACAAGAGGACTTTGCGGAGTTTATTGGAGAAAATGTCGAAGATGAAAAGATTTCACTTGACGATACTGAAACAATAGTGTATAATTATATTGATGCTGTCCAAACCGACTTGGACAAAGGAAGGATTAAGAAGGAGATTTCTGACCTCATGAAAGAGGCTCAGACTATGGAAATTGTATGATTTATTTTGAGAAACTTAGATTTAAAAATTTTCTATCGACAGGAAATAACTTTACAGAAATAGATTTTGAAACAACGGCAACCACACTCGTGGTTGGTCAGAATGGTGCAGGTAAATCTACTATGTTGGATGCTTTGTCATTCGGTCTGTTCGGTAAACCTCATCGTAAGATTTCGAAACCACAACTCGTCAACTCTATCAATGGTAAAGGGACGTTAGTTGAAGTGGAGTTTCGAATAGGTTCACAGAAGTATAAAGTTGTCCGTGGTATCAAACCGAACAAGTTTGAGATATGGGTAAATGGTAATCTGTTGAACCAAAGTTCTCATGCAAGAGAATACCAGTCTATGCTTGAGAACAATATCGTCAAGTTGAACCACAAGTCCTTTCATCAGATTGTGGTTCTTGGGTCTTCATCCTTCGTGCCCTTCATGCAACTCTCCTCTCAAGCAAGGCGTGATGTGATTGAAGACCTACTTGACATTAATATGTTTAGTAAGATGAATGGTATTCTCAAAGAAAAGGTTTCGATTCTCAAAGACCAGATGAGTGAGAACATACACGAGTTGGCTATGGTCGAACAGAAAGTTGCATCACAGAAGAAGTATCTTCGTGACCTGAGTTCGATTACAGCTCAACAGAAGAAAGAGAAACTTGACACCATCAAATCTTTACAAGAGGACATTCGTGTTCTGAATGAAAAGAATAATGAACTTACAAAAGATATCACAGAGAAGTCTCCAGATGTCAATGAGAATATGACTAAGATATCAGAACAAATTACGTCTCTTGACAAATACATGATGCAGTTTTCAACACAACAAAAAGATGTGGTCAAACAGGCAAAGTTCTTTGAGGATAATGATATCTGTCCGACCTGTTCACAAGACATCGATGAGACAACGAAGAACTATCATCTTGATAAATGTAAGACCAAAGCAGGGACTATCAAGAATGCACTCGACATGGGTGACCTACAGAGAAAAGAGTTTTCGGAAAAACAAGAATCCATTCAAGTTCAACTTGATTGCATAAGAGAGTGGCAGTCGTCAGTCAATGCAAACAATCAAGAGATTTCTACAATCAATAGAAGTATCGATAGACTCAATAGTGAACTTGATACTATTGACAATGAGACAGGTGATTTGAGTGAGGCTAATGACGAACTTGAAAATCTTAGAGTTGAGAAAGAGCAACTTCAAAAGAAGAAGTATGAACTCTCTGAGCAGAACTCATACTATCGTATCAGTTCAGAGTTGTTGAAAGACACTGGTATCAAGACAAAGATTATCAAACAGTATCTACCAGTCATCAACAAACTTACTAACGAGTATCTACAAATTCTTGACTTCTTTGTTCACTTCAATCTGGACGAAGCCTTTGAAGAGACTATTCGGTCACGACATCGTGACGCATTCTCCTACGACTCATTTAGTGAAGGGGAGAAACAACGTATCGACTTATCACTACTCTTTACTTGGAGACAGATTGCCAAGATGAAGAATAGTGTTGCAACCAATCTTCTCATTCTGGACGAAACATTTGACTCGTCTTTGGATGGACAGGGCATCGAGAATCTGATGCACATCATTCACTCTCTTGCCGAGGATACAAATGTTTTTGTCATCTCTCACAAATCTGAGTTGGAAGAAGATTCACAATTCAAGAGACGTATTGAATTTATCAAAGATAAAAACTTCAGTAAAATCAAAATAGCTGCTTGACAAATCTGTCGAGTTATGATATACTCGATGTAATTTTAACGATTGGAGAATATATTATGGAATTATCCGACACTACAATTAATATTTTAAAAAACTATGCTACCATTAATCCAAACATTGTAATTGGAGAAGGTAACACTATTAAGACAATTTCGGTTGCCCGAAACGTCATGTCAAAGACAGAGGTCGTTGAGACATTTGACTCAACGATTGGTATCTACGATTTGAATGAGTTTCTGGGTGCGGTGTCTCTTGTCAAAGAACCACGTTTCGAAGTGACAAAAGATTACATCAACATTTCTGATTCTAGACGTTCAGTAAAATACTTTCTGTCTGACCCTGAGATGTTGACATCGCCTGGCAAAGATGTTAATATGCCTGACACCGAAGTTAAGTTTAGTCTAGATACTGATACACTCAGTGATTTGAAAAAGGCCGCATCTAACTTTGGTTATGAGAATATCTCTATCAAACCATCGACAGGTTCGGTATCACTTTCTGTAACCGACACAGATAACGCAACTTCTAATGTGTTCTCAATTGATGTTGAAGGAACATATCCAGAGGGAGCAGACTTCAACTTTATTTTGAATGTAAATAATCTGAAGGTTGTAAATGAAGATTATGATGTTGAGATTTCATCTAAACTAATCTCACACTTTACAAGTAAGCAGTCTCCGACTGAATACTTTATTGCACTTGAAAAGTCATCTACATATAATGGAGCATAAAATGGCAAAAGCAGAAACAAAAGACCACACTACTATCTACGAATTGGGCAATAGAGTATCTCGTTCTACTGTGGCAGTAATTGATACCGTTGTTCAACGAGGCGGTTTCAAAGGTGAAGAACTCTCAACAATCGGTCAACTAAGAGACCAAGCAGTTCAGATTATTCAAATCTGTGAGGAGTATCAATCCGCACAGGGAGTTGAAGAATAAGTCAGGCGTTCTCCTTTCCGCCGACTTGGTGAGGTGAGCGTCTCCTTTCCGCTCACCTCATTTTTTATTGACATATCACGGCTGATGTGATATACTTGTTTTTTATTATGGAGAGAGTATGAGTAATGAATTTCTATGGGTCGAGAAGTATCGTCCCAAAACTATCGCAGATACTATTCTGCCAAAAGAACTCAAGCAAACGTTTCAGAATATTGTTGACTCTGGTGAGATACCCAACATGTTATTCACTGGCACGGCTGGTCTTGGTAAGACTACAGTTGCTCGTGCAATCTGTAATGAACTAGACCTTGACTACATTGTCATCAATGGTTCGGAAGAGGGTAACATCGACACCCTGCGTGGTAAGATTAAACAGTTTGCTTCTTCGGTATCTCTATCAGGTGGATACAAAGTTGTTATTCTTGACGAGGCAGACTATCTCAATCCTCAATCCACACAACCTGCATTGCGTGGTTTCATCGAAGAGTTCTCGCAGAACTGTCGATTCATTCTGACATGTAACTTCAAGAACAAGGTCATAGAACCTCTTCACAGTCGTTGTGGAGTGTATGAGTTTAATACCACCAAGAAAGATATGATTGACCTCTGTGGGTCATTTATGACACGTCTGATGGACATTCTGAACAAAGAAAACGTCACTTATAATAAAGAAGTGATTGCAAATCTTATTACTAAACATGCTCCTGATTGGAGACGTATTCTGAATGAATCACAAAGAGGTTCAATCGGTGGAAGCATAAACACTGATGTTATCATTAGTGACAATAGTCAGTATTCTGACCTTTACAAACATCTCAAGGATAAAGACTTCAAGAAGATGCGTAAGTGGGTTGTAAACAATGTTGATGTTGAACCGGCTGCAATCTTTCGTGGTGTCTTTGATACAATGGAAGGTCATGTCAAACCTGAAAGTATTCCGCAGTTGATTCTCATCCTTGCGGATTATCAATACAAGAATGCATTCGTTGCTGACCATGAACTAAATATGGTTGCATGTCTAACAGAATGCATGGCAAACGTGGAGTATATAAAATGAAAGAAAGTATGAAACAAGGATTGATATTCGTCATAATCTTTTTAGTTATTGGACTGATTGCATTTAGATGATTGAATATCGCACATGGGAAAAAGTAGTAGCACGAGCATTAGACTACTATATTGGTCGGACAGATGAGGATGAACCGAAAGTTCCTATCCTTACAATGAAACAAGCACGAAAGGGACTATACCTTCGTATGTTATTACAGTTCGTCAATTGGATTACCTGTTTCTTTATTATTGCAGGTGTGATTAAACATTGGGGTTGACAAATATGGATGATTATGATATAAAGCCAAATGGACGAGTAAATCGTGGACTTCACTGGACAACTAAAGTATCAGAGAAGTTCTTACTCGCAATTATCGGTGGTCTCACTATGATTGCGGCTGGCGAACAAATATGGATGATGTATGAGAAGTGGACAGTTCAACTTGGAGATTTATTTCTTCTATTCATTTATGCAGAGGTTGTAGGTATGGTCGGAGCATTCTATGCAAGTCATCGTATTCCTGTAACCATTCCAATCATCATTGCGATTACTGCACTCTGTCGTCTGGTTGTCCTGCATAGTAAGGACATGGCCGCAATGCAGTTGTTGGCAGAGACAGGTGCTATTGCAGTTCTTGCCGCAGCTGCATATCTGATGTCTCTCAAGGATAAACTATCATTAGAAAAAGAAAGACTTCGAGATGATAAATAAGTGGGACTATGCACACATGCAGGCCGCAGAGGTGTATGCAGAATTATCAACCGCAACACGACTTAAAGTCGGAGCAGTCATTGTAAAAGACAATCGTATCATATCGATTGGATACAATGGTATGCCTTCGAGTTGGACAAATGTGTGTGAGTATCAAGACTCCTTTGATGGTAAGTGGATTACCAAACCAGAAGTTCTACATGCAGAGACAAATGCAATCGCAAAGGTTGCACGTTCAAATGAAAGTGCAGAGGGTGCTACATTATACACTACAGTCTCACCTTGCCTTGATTGTGCAAAACTGATATATCAATCTGGTATCACACGTTTGGTCTGGAGAAACCAATACAAAACTGATGCAGGAAATGTTTTTCTCGTAACCGCTGGTATTGAGGTAGATTACTTACCATGAACCCATTTGATTATGTGACCTCTATCAACTATTCTAAGAAAGATGTGATGGAAGATGAAAAGACCTACAACTCTTTTATGGTCAATCGCAGTCTTTCTTACTTCTCTGATACAGTTGTTCTCGCAAATGAGATGAATCGATATCATCACCTAGACAATCGTCTACAATACCAATTTCTTATAAATATTGTTAGGAAACGCAAAAGGTTTTCTAAATGGTTAAAACCAGAAATACAGAATGACGTTGATGTGGTGAAAGAATACTATGGTTACAGTAATGAAAAGGCTTCCCAAGTCCTTCCTCTTTTATCACCCCAACAAATAGAAATAATAAGAAATAAGGTGAATAAAGGTGGAAGAAAATAATTTAGTATCATGGAGTCCTGCAAGTATGTTAGAGATTACTCTAGCAGAACCAGATGACTTTCTCAAAGTCCGTGAGACTCTGACACGAATCGGTGTCGCATCACGAAAAGATAAAAAACTCTATCAGTCATGTCATATTCTTCATAAACAGGGACGATACTTTATCGTTCACTTCAAGGAACTATTTTTGCTTGACGAGAAGAAATCAAATCTAGAAGTTTCTGATATAGAGAGACGTAATACAATTGCAACTCTTTTGTCTGATTGGGGTCTCGTTGAGATTCAAAACAAAGATGTGATTGAGGGTTGCGCCCCTTTACGGACAATAAAGATTATTGGTTACAAAGAAAAAGACCAGTGGGAACTATGTCCGAAATACAATATCGGGAACAAATAAAGAAAACTTTTATATCTCATCTTTCAGATATTCGAAACAAACATAGTTGGAAAACTCATTTTGATATCAAGTTTTCTTGGGATGATATAATTCGTTTATTAGATACTCATCCAGAAAAACTTTTAAAATGGAAAGAGGATAAACAGAAAGTTGAGATAGAGAGGTTTCATCTACGACCATCTGCACCTCCGATTGCACATGATGTGGTTTCGGTGTTGAATGATATCTTTGTTCCCAAAGCACCTCTACCTGAATTGTATCGACCACACATTAGTAATATAGTGTTCGTTGGCTTTGGTGTTGGTTCAGGTTCATATCCCAATCATAAGGATAGTATGGATGTCTTTCTTATTCAAATGCTTGGAAGTGTTAATATCACAATAGACGAAAAAGACTTCTTTCATATGAAGCAAGGTGATGCGGTGTGGATACCAAGAGGGACATATCATCAAATTCATACAATGGGTTCAAGGGTAACATTCTCGTTTGGTGTTGAGACAGGTCGCAGTCCTGAGTGTGACCCTGCTACCTACGTCTAGATTGTTTCTTTTCTAACTTCTTTCGCTTTGCGATAGTTTGAGGCATCGGGCCTGAGTTGAGTTCCTCAGTATGATTACGAGCGTTCTCTATCATCGCTGCTAATTTGATTGCTGTTTCGGGTGTTTGAACTTTTTTCATGGTTTGCTCTTGTAATTAGAATACATACTTCTTATATATACTTATGAGGATGCCGATATCGGGTTCTCGATTTGTCTTGCTAATTTATAGGAGATAACGACATGACAAAATACGAAGTAGGAAAAACGCATTTTCCAAAATCAGCGTTCATTGGTTTCGACCATTTGTTCAACGAACTTGAGTATGCAACAAAACACGCTCACGACCATTATCCACCTCACAACATTATCAAAGAGAGTGATGATGAGTTTACGATTGAAGTTGCGGTTGCAGGATTTACCCAAGACCATTTGAATATTGAACAGAAAGAACGTTCTCTCACCATTACAGGTGAGTATGAAAGTAAAGGCCGAGAAGTTATTCATCGTGGTATATCCACACGAAATTTCAAACGTCAATTCCGTTTGTCTGAGTATGTCGAAGTAACTGGAGCGTCTCTGAAGGATGGTATTCTCGCAGTAAATCTGAAGTTAGAAATCCCAAAAGAGAAGCAGCCTCGTAATATAACAATCAGTTAATCACGAGGAAAAAGAAATGACCCAAAACTGGCTCGAACGTGGAGTGTTCGCCATTATCGCACTATGTATTGTTGCGATTGCGGCACAACCACTCATCTAACAAGAATGGTCAAGGGGGCAAAAGTCCCCTTGACTTTTGTTTATGAGTAGTGTATAATGGTTTTATATTATGAGGATTTTATATGAAATTTTATACATCCATTGAAAGATATGGTAACACGATTCTATATCGTGGTTATGATGGTGCGGAACGCATCAAGAAAAGAGTTCCGTTCAAACCTACACTTTTTGTAGACGGACAGAGTGAATGGAAAACACTTGAAGGTAAATCTGTTGCACCTGTCGCAATGGACTCGATGCGTGACGCAACAGAGTTCATCAAGAAGTATGAGAAAGTTCCTAACTTCAATGTCTATGGTATGAACAACTTTGTGATGCAGTTCATCGCAGAGGTATTTCCATCTGACATCAAGTTTGACTCCAATCAAATATCAATCACCACAATCGATATCGAGGTTGCGTCTGATGAGGGCTTTCCCGAACCCGAAACCGCAAACTATCCTATCATCTCAATCTGCACAAAATCAAACAAAGAGGATTTCTTTCGAGTATGGGGTCTTGGTGAATACACACCCAAAGATGAAAAGACAATCTTTATAAAGTGTGATAGTGAACTCGATTTGATTATGTCGTTTCTTGCTTACTGGTCAGACTATGGACTTCCTGATATTGTCACTGGTTGGAACTCCAAACAGTTTGACATTCCCTATATGGTCAATCGCACACGCAAGGTAGTCGGTGAAGAGTCGGTCAAGAAGTTCTCTCCGTGGGGTGTGGTGTCACCTCGTAAGGTTCGTGCCAACAAGTTTGGTATGAATGAGGTTGATACCTATGACATCATGGGTGTCGCACAACTTGACTATTATGACCTGTTTCGTAAGTTTACCTACAACACGCTCGGTCAACAAGAGTCCTATCGACTTGACCACATTGCGAATGTTGTATTGGGTGAGCGCAAACTATCCTATGAAGAACATGGCAATCTGCATACACTCTATAAAGAGGACTACCAGAAGTTTATTGACTATAACATCAAGGACGTTGAACTGGTTGACAAACTCGAAGAGAAACTTGGTCTCATCAGCCTTGCACTTACTCTTGCGTATCGAGGTGGAGTGAACTATGAAGATGTCATGGGAACTACTGCTATCTGGGACTCAATCATCTATCGTATTCTCAATCAACAGAAGGTTGTTGTTCCTCCAAAGGTTGAAAAGGTAAAGGGTGATTACGAAGGTGGATATGTAAAAGACCCGATGGTTGGTTCGCATGATTGGGTCACATCTTTTGACCTGAACTCTCTGTATCCCAATATCATTGTTCAATACAATATGTCACCTGAGACCGTCATTGATGGATTGATTGATACAGATGTGGAACGCATGTTGCGTAAACAAACTGAGATAACAGGTAAGTATGCGACTGCTCCAAGTGGTGTTCGTTTCTCGGTTGACCGTGAGGGTGTCATTCCAAGTGTCATTCGTCAGTATTATAGTGAACGCCGTGTCATCAAAAAAGAGATGTTGGACTCACAACAAGAGTATGAACAGACACCAACCAAGTCTTTATCAAACAAGATTTCCCAACTAGACAATCAACAGATGGCTATCAAAATCCTCATGAATAGTCTGTATGGTGCTTTGGGTAATAGATGGTTTCGTTACTTTGACCAAAGAGTTGCGGAGTCCATCACACTAGCGGGTCAGTTGTCAATCAAATGGGCAGAACGTGAAGTCAACAAGGAGATGAATAAACTCCTTGAGACTGATAAAGATTATGTGATTGCCATTGACACTGACTCGCTCTATATTAATATGTCTGAGTTGGTCAAGAAGTTTGACCCCAAAGACCCTGTGAAGTTTCTGGATAAGATTTCGTCTGACCACTTCGAGAAAGTTCTGGAGAAGTCGTATGAAGAACTTGCAGACTACACCAACGCATACGTCAATCGTATGGAGATGGGTCGTGAGGTGATTGCTGACCGTGGTATCTGGGTTGCTAAGAAACGATACATTCTCAATGTTCATAACTCTGAGGGTGTGCAGTATGCAGAACCTAAACTCAAGATGATGGGTATCGAGGCCATCAAGTCATCCACTCCTCAAGTCGTGCGTCAGAAGATGAAAGAATTATTTAATGTTATCATTGAGGGTGATGAGTCAAATACTCAACAGTTTATCAATCGTTTTCGAAATGAGTTTCAATCACTTCCTGCCGAAGATATCTCATTCCCTCGTGGGGTGAGTCAGGTAAACAAATGGAAAGACCGTGACTCTATCTATAAGAAGGGAACACCCATTCATGTTCGGGGTGCGTTACTATATAATCACTACACCAAAGACCTAAGATACGAGTCAATCAAGAATGGTGAGAAGATAAAGTTCGTGTATCTCAAACAACCCAATCCTATCAAGGAGAATGTCATCACCTATCCTGTCAATCTGCCTCGTGAGTTGGGACTTGAGAAGTATGTGGATTATGGTCTGATGTTTGAGAAGACTTTTCTTGACCCACTCGAACCAATCCTCGATGCGGTTGGTTGGTCGGCTGAACCCAAAGCACAGTTGGATATGTTCTTTGCTTGACCTAAACATACACGAAGATTTCATTGATGATTTTGAAACAATTGCCTTGGATGCAAGAAATGCCGAATACTTTACACCCCAAGAATCCAATGAAATATTAGGCGTCATTGAAAGCTGGTCAGGTCTTCGCACTCTCAATATCAAAACAATATATCCTGACCTAACAACCAAGATTGAAAAGACGACAGGTAAGATAGTTGACCGTATGCACTTTTATCAATGTGAGGGTAATAATATAAAAGGTTTTCAAGAACATGTCAGTAGCATCGCAAAAAGAACTCACAGAGATAAGTGTCAATGGGCTGGGGTCATCTATTTGTGGGGTGAAGCAGGAACTTATTATAATGGTGAAAAGATTGACTTCAAAGAAAATCGTTTCATTTGGTATGATGCACAAGAACCTCATGCGCCGATGGCATCTATTGAAGACCGTTGTGTCATCGTAGTTTTTATGTCTTGACAATTCTCATTGGGTATGATATAGTATGATAATGAATTACTCTCTTACTTTGTTTCAAAATACATTTGATAACAAGACTCATCGTGTTATGGAATTTGACACATGGGAAAAGTTTGAGAGTTTACTTTATGCACTTAGTGAAAAGAAAGGACAAAAAGGTGGTAGAGATTCTTCTCCTCTTATCAGCCCTGCTTGTTATCGTGTGGATACTACCCGCTCTAATAAATCTGTTGAAGTATGGGGTGGCTGGGCTTGCCTTGATGTGGATGATTTTGTTTGTTCTAGCGAACATCTAGAACAGACATTATATGAAAAGTTCGGTGAGTATTATTACATATGTTACTCAACCGCCTCATCAACAATCGAACAACCAAAGTTTCGTCTGGTGTTTCCTCTGACCAAAGAGGTTGTCTCCAAAGACTTACCACACTTCTGGTTCGCAATGAACAAGGAGTTTGATGAGTTGGGAGACGAACAGACCAAAGACTTGTCTCGTATGTATTATGTCCCTGCACAATATCCCAATGCATACAACTTTATCTTCACCAACGAGGGTGTGAAGATTGACCCTGACATGTTAAGAAACAAACACTCCTATGTAGAATCAACAGGTAATACGTTTCTTGACCGACTACCTCCTGCTATGCAAGAGGCTGTAATACAGCATCGTAAGAACTCCCTAGATAATACTGATTACTCTTGGACATCATATCGGGATTGCCCATTCTTTCCAAAACGATTGGTTCAAGAGTATCGTTCTATTACTGGAACTGGATGGTATCACAAGATGTATCAGATTATGGTTGCGGTTGCAGGTAACGCAGTATCCAAAGGATATCCGATATCTGCAAATCAGATTGCAATACTTTGTTCTGAGTTGGACAGAGAGACTGGTAACTGGTATGAAAACAGACCCCTAGATAAAGAAGCAGATAGAGCATTAGAATATATCTATAGGAACGGATAATGAGAATACTAGTAACAGGGGGAGCAGGTTTCATTGGTAGTCACCTGATGGACTCACTCATTGAGGATGGTTTTAAAGATGTCATGGGAATTGACAGTTTTGCTAATCATTACTATGACCCCAAGCTAAAGTATGCAAGACGAGATTATTTCGGTAATCAGGTTTATGAATGTGACCTCAAAAACTTTGATGCACTTGACGAAGCATTCAATGTTTTAAAACCAAACATCGTGATTCATTTAGCAGGTCGTGCGAATGTTCGTGCTTCTTTTGGAAACGAGAGACTGTATCATCAAGATAATATCGATGGAACTCAAAATCTAATTGAGGTCTGTCAGATGTATGATGTTGGTAAAGTTCTCTATGCATCAACTAGTTCTATCTATGGTGGAACACCTATTCCTGAGACTGGTTGGACTGAGGACAAAGTTACAGGTCATCAACTCAATGCATATGCATATACAAAACATGTGAATGAGTGTCAGTTCAAGGTTTCGGGTCTGAACAATGTAGGTCTTCGATTCTTTACTGTGTATGGCCCTTGGGGTCGTCCTGATATGGCATTGTTTGATTTCACAAAAAGTATTATTGCAGACAAACCAATACAGGCTTTCAATTATGGACAGATGAAACGAGACTTTACATATATTGGTGATATTATCGAGGGTATCAAGATTGCACTCTTCGAAGATATCAAGTCTAATGAGATATTTAATATTGGTCGGGGTAAACAGGTTGAATTGATGGACTTCATTGACCATATCGGAAAAGAACTTGGCCGAGAACCAGATATTGTTCTTGCACCCAAACATCCTGCCGATACAATTGAAACTTGGAGTAATACATATAAGTTAAGAGGATTAGGATATAAACCTAAAACAGACATCGAACAGGGTGTCGCTGCATTTATGAAATGGTATAAAGATTATTATAAGGTGAATTGATGATGAATAAATTACAAGTAGGTATTGTTGGTTATGGTAAACTTGGACGGGCTGTTGAGTTTGCTTTCACTCATCCTCATGTCAACACATTTATTGTTGATGATGAGGAAGGAAAAAGTATTGATGACTTGGTAGAGTGGAAACCTAATATTACAGTCATATGTGCTGAACCAGTTATTAGTGATGATGGTTTTCTTGATTGTTCTATCATTGAAGATGCAGCTCTAAAAATATTAGAACATACCAAGGGTGGTGTTATTGTTAAATCAATAATCACACCTGATATTGCCTCCCGACTTTTTGATTCTGTCTTTGACGATGACTTAAAAAGACTGACATTTAATCCAGACCTTAATATCCACGATAATCCTAAGAGAGATTTTGTTGAAGCAGAATATCAGTTGGTTGGTGGACTTCGAGAAGCAACCGCCGCAGTTGCAAACATCTATGAGGCATTTACAAATATTCATGCTCAACAGTTTAAGTTTGCAACTGGGCCAGAGGTTTTGTATGCAAGACTTGCAACAGACTCTTTTATTGCACTCAAAAAACTCTGGTTCAATCAGGTGGTTGACTCTGCAAAAAGATTTCAATGTAACTCATCAACTGTCATCAATCATATAATGAATGACCCTCGTGTCGGTAAAGAATATATGACTGTTCCAGACTATGATGGAAAAGATGGAATTGCAAATCAAGATATAACAAGAAACATTCGAGCGTTTTCACAGTTCGATAAAGACTTGACTTTGTTGAATGAATGTGTTATACTAAACGACAAGTATCGCAAAATAGGAGACTCGAATGTCGATAATGGACAAACTGAAAAAGAACTCGAAAATCAAGACGACTGAAGTTCTAGAAAAAAGTAAATTCTTTACAGAAAAGGATATGGTCTCGACAGATGTTCCAATGGTGAACGTTGCATTGTCGGGGTCAATTAACGGTGGTGTCACGCCAGGACTTACAGTCCTTGCAGGCCCCAGTAAGCACTTCAAGACTTCGTTTGCTCTGCTCATGGCAGGTGCATATCTGAAAGCAAAAGAAGATGCAGTTCTGCTCTTTTATGATAGTGAGTTTGGTTCACCCCAATCTTACTTTGAGCAGTTCGGGATTGACACCAGCCGAGTTCTGCATACCCCGATTGCCAATGTCGAGGAACTCAAGTTTGATATAATTTCACAACTTGAGAACATTGACCGAACCGATAATGTGATTATCGTTATTGATTCGATTGGTAATCTCGCATCTAAGAAAGAACTAGAAGATGCGATGAATGAAAAGTCGGTTGCAGATATGTCTCGTGCAAAAGCACTCAAAGGTTTATTCCGCATGGTCACACCTTATTTGACTATGAAGAACATTCCGATGCTTGCCGTTAATCACACATACAAAGAGATTGGTCTCTTTCCAAAAGACATCGTGGGTGGTGGAACTGGTATCTACTACTCGTCTGATAACATCTGGATTATTGGTCGTCAACAAGATAAACAAGGAACAGAAATCAAGGGTTATCACTTTGTAATCAATATCGAAAAGTCTCGTTATGTAAAAGAGAAAAGTAAGATACCTATCTCTGTTTCTTGGGAAGGTGGTGTCCAACAGTTTAGTGGTCTTCTTGATGTTGCTGTGGCTGGTGGGTATGTTGTCAAACCTAGTAATGGTTGGTATAGTATTGCAGGAGAAGAAAAGAAAGTTCGTCAAGCAGAGACACTCACCAAAGATTTCTGGACTCCTGTCTTTGAGAACACTGACTTTGCTGATTTCATCAAGTCCCAATACTCAATCGGTCTTGCACAAAAAGTAGACATGGATGAGATTGCGGTGAATGAGAATGAATGATATTGTAAACACACTGAGTGAAGATGTTCACTATGAGGTGATACCACAGGCCGATAGTCCTGATGGTTGGGATGTTCGTCTACTTGAAGAATATCCTGAGACTGTAATTCGATTTGGTAACATCACCTTTCAAGGTGAGAATGCAGATGACCCCGATGGATACCTGTCATTTTCGTGTGATGTAGTTTCAACTCCTGACCCTGACCTTGAGGGTATTGATGAGAACTTGACATTTCAAGAGTATTGTGGTAAAATACTTACTTCTATACTTGAAAGAGCGGTGAGTGAAGGAACTCTTGTCGGAAAAGACAATCAGACAGGAGAGATGTTGGCAACACCAGAAATGCATGAGGAAGCAAAGGAACTATACAATGAATATCAATCTAGAACAGACGATACTTAGAAACCTTCTTACTAATGAAGAGTATATGCGAAGGGTTCTTCCTTTCATATCTCCTGATTACTTTGAGGGTGTCTATCGTGGTATGTTCAAAGAGGTTACAAAGTTCGTTGCTAAGTTCAATAAACTCCCTACTCTGGAGTCATTCAAGATTGAGATAGATGAAAACAATTCTCTTGGTGAAGAGAACTATCGTCAAGCAATTGAACTTCTTCCTAATGTCTTCACACCTGAATCTGAGAACCTTGACTGGTTGATTGAACGCACCGAGAAGTGGTGTCAAGACCGAGCAGTGTTCAACGCAGTGATGGAGAGTATCTCTATCATCGATGGTAAACATGCAACACTACAAAAGAATGCAATACCTGATGTCTTGAGTAAAGCACTAGGTGTTTCATTTGATGCAAATATTGGCCACGACTATCTTGAGAATGTGAATGAACGTTTTGACTTCTATCATCAACAGGAAGAAAGAGTTCCATTTGACCTAGAACATTTCAATATGATTACCAAAGGTGGTCTGCCTAACAAGACACTGAACATCGCACTCGCAGGAACAGGAGTGGGTAAGTCTTTGTTCATGTGTCATATGGGTGCATCCGCACTTTCACAAGGTCGTAATGTTCTCTATATCACAATGGAGATGGCAGAGGAGCGTATCGCAGAACGCATGGATGCCAATCTGTTGAATATTCCAATTGACCAGATTGAGAATCTATCTAAAGATATGTTCACAGACAAAGTGACTACACTGAAAGCAAAGACTGAGGGTAAACTGATTATCAAAGAGTATCCAACAGGTCAAGCACACACAGGTCACTTTCGTGCATTGTTGAATGAACTCAAACTCAAGAAGAACTTTGTTCCTGAAATGATTTTCATTGACTACCTAAATATATGTGCGTCATCACGAATGAAAGGAATGGGCGGTGCTATCAACTCATATTCATACATTAAAAGCATTGCAGAGGAAATTAGAGGCCTCGCAGTCGAGTTCAACGTTCCGATTGTATCTGCAACGCAGACGACTCGTTCTGGTTATTCTAATGACGATGTTGGGTTGGAAGATACGTCCGAGTCTTTTGGACTACCCGCTACCGCCGACCTCATGTTCGCACTCATCTCAAACGATGAACTAAATAATGTTGGAAAGATACTGGTCAAACAGTTGAAGAATCGATATAATGACCCGACACGATACAATCGGTTCACTCTCAAGATTGACAGGTCTAAGATGCGTCTCTCTGATGACAATGACAGTGATGATGGAGTGAAAGCGGATAATGTAATTCCTGTCTTTGACCAGACTAAAACCGCTGATAGATTTAAAGATTTTAAGATAGATGGTTAAGAAAAAATGAGTGAAGTAAATCTTATTGCAGTGAGTAAGCCTTCTGCTATTACAGAATGCACAACAGCAGAGCAACTTATTGCCTATACCGCACGAGTAAGTAATCCTGCTAATCAGAGCAACACCGAAACAGCACCACGTCTGTTGCGTTATCTGATTCGTGAAGCACATTGGTCACCATTTGAGATGGTGCATATGACTCTTGAAATCAAAACGACTCGTGACATTGCACGTCAGATTTTGCGTCACCGCTCGTTCTCGTATCAAGAGTTCTCGCAACGATATGCTGTTGCGCCAGGATTTGAGTCACGCAAAGCACGACTACAAGACGAGAAGAATCGTCAGAACTCTGTAGAGACCGATGACCATGACTTGAATGAGTGGTGGTCGATGGAACAGAAGAAAGTCCAAGCACATGCTGAGATGTCTTATAAAGATGCACTTGCAAAAGGTATTGCAAAGGAACAAGCACGGGCATTATTACCCGAAGGTTTGACACAATCAACAATCTACATGGCGGGTTCACTTCGTTCTTGGATTCACTATTGTGACTTGCGTAGAGGGAATGGCACACAGAAGGAACACAGTGAGGTTGCTGACAAGTGTTGGGAAATCATTGGCGTTCACTTTCCAGACATTGTAAAAGCATTAGAAGATGACTGAGATTACAATCCGTAATAAAGACTTTCTTCGAACTCTTGAAGAGACTTCAGATATGTTCATCGAACACAAAGACCTGATGGGACAACTTGCTAAGAATCTTGGGAATGTTCCGATTGGACAGGGTAAGAAGTATACCGAACCAGAGACCTATTATGAGGCATTGGAACAGGCTGAACATCACACAGGATTTCCAGAACGAGGATATGCCTTTCAAGTCTTTGATGGTGTGATGTCTCATCCCGAAATATTCTCTCCACTGAATGACCATACCAAATATAATCTGGTTCAACAGTTCAACGCAAATAGTAATTCTCTGACATCATACTATCCACCTCAAGGTTACATTGAATGGCACACCAACTGGAATGCGTTTGGATATCAAATTATTTTTACTTGGAGTGAAAGTGGAGATGGATACTTTCGTTATTTTGATAAAGAGAAAAATGACTTTGTAACTCATGAAGATAAAAAAGGTTGGCAAGCAAGGTGGTATCGATTTGGTCGTGTAGACGAACCTCAACATCACTGTTGGCACGCCGCATGGACAGAATGTCCTCGACTGACTCTTGCATATAAGTTCTCATACAAGAGTGTGTTACCAGAACAAGCCTTTATGGGAATATCAGATTTGATAGAAGAGATTGAAAATTGAGATTATCATTAATTATATTATGTTTGTTTGTAGTTTCCTGTGAAGAGTTAAATCAAGATATTAAATCAAAAGATTTGTCTCCTGTCGAACTTTATCAAAAGAAAGTTGACCCCAAGGAACTTCGTTGTCTTTCGTTGAATATCTACCATGAGGCCAGAAATGATAATCTTGCAGGAATGGTTGCAACCGCAGATGTGGTTTTGAATCGAGTGAATGACACTCGTTATCCTAATGATGTGTGTGCAGTTATCTTTCAGAGTCAAGTATGGGAAAGTGGAATACCAAAGAAACATAAATGTCAGTTCTCTTGGTATTGTGATGGACTTTCAGATGAACCAAGAGTAGGAACGCCTTGGGAGAAGTCTAAGAAGGTTGCTGAGAATTTACTTGCGAATGATACACATCGAGGATTGACTGAGGGTGCAACACATTACCATGCACACTATGTCAAACCATACTGGGCTGTTGATGATGGTATGCATCTTGTAGGAACGATTGGAGAACACATATTTTATAGGTGGGATAGATGATACTAAACAGAGAGATACTAAGACCAAATTTTATTTGTCGAACTAATCAGTTTGACCACGTTCCTGATATGAATCGAAGAGAGTTCTGTGAACGCATTGACAAGTGGAAGTCTTTTCTTGTAAACGAAGGTAGACTAAGAAAAGGAGACCTTGTTCTCAATTCATTTATCTTTGGAGATACTGACCATTATGCCTTGTTCTTTGCATGTGCGGAACTTGGTATTCAAACATGGTGTGGAAACTATCCTTACAATAATCCACTCCTTGATTGCACTACACTTGCGAAAGTTAAGTTTGATGCAATCTTTACGAATATCATGGCAAAGACCTTCTATGGTAATAGTGAGATTTTTGATTTCACTGAGAAGATGATGGAAAGAAACAGAGGTAAGATATTCTTTCAAGAAGAGATTGACATTGCAAACTATGATAAAGAGTGTTTATACTCACCCTTTGTTCATCTAGACGATATATTACATGTCACACACACCTCTGGTTATTCGGGAGATGATTACAAGTTTTCATACTTGACTCACAGACAGGCAATGGGTCTTGGATACAGAAACGCAGATGCACTTGGTATCAGAGATACACTTGCACTTCACACTAACAATATTCATCATGCTCGTGCATTGACGACATACTTCTTACCTGCAATCATGACTTGTGATGAACATCTGTTCTATAATCTACCAAACAATACCGACTACTGGCCTGAAGATATGGTCAAGTGTCTGGAGAAGGATTTGGCAAGGGAAGAGAGAAAAGTTGTTCTTGCACAGAGTGATTTGGTTTTAGATAAACTTCAGGATTTTACTTGTTCTAATACTAAGTTTTTACTTCATCGAGGAAAACAAAAACTTCGAAACGTTCCTGTAACGACAATCTTTGGTGA